ATTCGTGTAATAGCGAATCGCGGGGGAACACGTAGTGGGAAAACGTATAGTGCAGCGCAGCTTCTTGTTGTTTTAGCACAGCAGAGCCAAGCACCCCTAGCAATAGATATTGTTTCAGAGAGTTTACCACACCTCAAACGCGGAGCATTGAAGGACGTGACAGAGGTACTCGATAACGAGGGGTATATAGAAGGGCAGCACTACACCTACAACCGAACAGACCGCATCATCACCATAGGTAAGTCCAAAATCTCATTCTTTGGAGCGGACGATTGGGGAAAGGTCAAAGGGTCAAGACGCGATATACTATTTATCAACGAAGCGAACCGAATATCATTTGCCGTTTATCAACAACTCGCAGCGCGTACCACTCAAAAAATACTCATAGACTGGAACCCCGACACGCAATTTTGGTTTGAGCGCAGGGGCATATCAGCCAGAGAAAGCACGCGCGAAATCGTGAGTACCTACAAAGACAACCCACACCTCACAGAACAGCAGGTAGCAGAAATCGAAAGCAACAAAGACGATGAACAGTGGTGGAAGGTTTATGGACTAGGAGAAGTGGGTAATCCGATCGGAGTAGTTTACAACAACTGGAGAGAGTGTGAGAGAGTACCACCGCAGGCGCAGCTCATAGCGTATGGACTTGACTTTGGATTTGTAGCAGACCCCACAGCACTAGTGGCAGTCTACAAAGCAGAAGGCGAACTCTACCTAGATGAACTACTCTATATGCCAGGATTGACAAACAACCTCATAGCGCAACGGCTACTCGAACTCAAAGACAAGCATACGCCCATCATAGCGGATAGCGCGGAGATGAAGTCGATAGTCGAAATACGCAACTTTGGAGTAAGGACTATCTCACCAGCGCAAAAAGGCGCGGACAGCATAAGAGCAGGTATCGACATTTTAAGGCGATACCGCCTCAACGTCACCAAGCGAAGTTTCAATCTAATAGACGAACTCTCAAACTATAAATACGAAACAGACAGAATCACCAACGAGAACACAGGACGACCGATTGACGCATTCAATCACGCATTAGACGCAGTGCGATACGTAGCACTCAACAAACTAGCAGAACGAAGGAAGGGAGTAAATACCCGAAGAATAGCAGACCATATCAGATAAAACAAAGGCAATGAACATTGAAGAAATTCTCCAACTGCAACCCCAAGAAGCCATTGCAGCACTCAAAAACAAGACTGACATACCCCCATCGTGGCAAACGCAGCTACAAAAGGAGTACGACCCCAAACTGCACCCCATCAACAATAAGAATCTTTACCCAGATGTGGTGACAGATGAAGGTATTGAACCCGTTACGCGCGTTGCACTCAACTTGCAGAAGCTCGCAACCAAGCGTATGTGCGCACTCACGGTAGGTATACCAGCAAAACGAGTTTACAAGCCCGAGAACGAACAAGAACAGCAGGCAGCAGACCTCATAGAATCCATCTTTGAAGCGCAGCGCATCAACTCTCTCAACCGAACGCGCCTTATCCCATATTTCGCAGCGTGTGAAATGGCTACTTTGTGGTATGCAATCCCAGAGGAACACAACGAGTACACCGTTCCATCAAAAATCAAGATTAGGACGCGCGTATTCTCACCAATGAAGGGACACGAACTATACCCCCTATTTGATGAATACGGAGTGATGATGGCTTTCTCAGTGGGTTATCGTGTGAAGCAAGGCAAAAGCGAGACACAAGTCTTTGAAACGTTTACAAAGGATTTGCACATTCGATGGAAGCAAGGTGCAGGAGGATGGCAAGAGGAAGTGAGAGAAGCCGTCACTTATGGCAAAATCCCAGTTATTTACGCAAAACGCGATGAACCGATTTGGGAGGACACGTCACCCATTGTCTATGAACTTGAGTGGTCGTTGTCACGAAACGGAAACTATTTGCGCAAGAACTCAAAGCCGATTTTGTCTATTTACGCAGACGAAGAAATCGAAGTAGGTAAGGAAGGCTCGCAGGACAAAGAGTTTAAGGGAGTGTTTCAATTTCCTCAAGGCTCAAAACTAGAGTATGTCACGTGGTCGCAAAGCACGGAGACGCTCAAATTTCACGTTGATGCGTTGAGGTCGTGGTTTTTCACTCAGCTACAATTACCCGATTGGAGCTACGATAAGATGAGCCAGCAGGCACTCTCAGGGGAAAGTCGCAAGCAAATGTTTACAGACGCGATGACAAAAGTAGAAGACGAAGCAGGGGATATTCGCGCCTTTATGGAACGAGAAGTGAACGTGGTGAAAGCGTTTGCAGCGATTGTAGCACCAGGACTTGAAAAAGCCATCAATTCTTTACGTTTCAAAGTCGTTATCACCCCCTACACCATCAACGATGAGAAGGAGACCATTAACAACTTGCAGGCAGCCAACGGTGGGAAAGCCCTCATTTCTCACCTAGAGAGCATAGAATTGTTCGGTCATTCGTCTAATCCTAAAGCCACGCTAGAAGAGATGCAAGAGGAGGACAAAGTTTCAGCATTTGAACCCACAATCTAAATATGCCTATATCACCTCAAGAGCGCAAGTATCACAACACCCACAACCGAAACATCACCCAAGCAGAAGCACGAATAGACGGTGCTTTTGCCGAGGTGGTGCAGGGGGTAACGCGTATCTATCAACTTTACGATTTTACTCTACCAGAAGGCGGTGCTTTCCAATTTGAGCAAGCCACGCCAGCAGCGCGAAAGGCAGCCGACAAAGTCTTTGCCAATATGCGGAAGCGCATACTTGAAACGATACAAGCAGGCGCGGACGCAGCCGACAAACTCAGTCAGCAGAAGGCGGAGAAACTCACAAAGCTATATGGTGTTGCCACGCAGTTACGCAGAGAGCAAACGACCGCTAGAAGTTTGCAGGAAATCTCAGATGCCGTGTGGAAGCAGTCGGAGCAGTTACGCGCGGAAATGGAACTTGCACTCTCCGTAGCACTCAAGAGCGGAACGAGTGCTGACGACTTCAGCCGAGAGATAAGGGGCTATCTCAACGAACCCAACAAACTATTTCGCAGAGTGCGCGATGAGTTCGGAAATTTGGTACTCTCGAAGGCAGCAGCAGCTTATCACCCAGGACGCGGAGTATATCGCAGTAGTTACAAGAACGCGCGAAGACTAGCAGCCACGGAAATTAACATGGCATATCGCAAAGCCGATTATGATAGGTGGCAAAAGCTAGATTTCGTGATAGGAATGCGTATTGCTTTGAGCAGGGAACACCCCTACTACGATATGTGCGATGAACTCGCAGGCGATTATCCAAAGGACTTTGTATTCGTAGGATGGCATCCTCATTGTCGGTGCATAGCAACACCAATTCTTCAAAATATCGAAGACTTCAAAAACGGAGTACCCCCCGAGGAGGATTTGTTTAAGGTGGACAAGATACCCGACAACTTCAACAAGTGGGTACAAAATAACGAAATACGTATCAACCGCGCTTTGTCTGGACAGTCCACGATGCCTTTCTTTTTGAGAGACAACAAGGGAGCGATGGAGCGTGCATTAGGTATCGAAGGGAATAATGCTATACAAAAGAAAATAGAGAGCAGACTGCACAATTCATCAAGGAAAGAGTATCTCAATATGTCCCATGAATGGAATAAACATTATTTTGATGAACAAAGCGGTGGTTATGTTGTTATACACCAACAAAGACTAGCTACAAGTCAGAAAAGCAAGAATGAGAGAGAAAAATTAGAAAAAGAGCGTAATATGTGCGTGAATTACGCGCGCAAAGGCTTTCGCATTAAGATGTTAGAGGAAGTAGCAGGGGTATCATCTCCCGATGTTATCTGCAATGGGGTATTTGCAGAACTTAAAAGCTTAGAAAGCAGCAAGAAAATTGTAAGGCGTGCTAAAGAAGCAAAGAAACAAGGAGCAGAAATTATATTATTCGAACTCCACAAAGAGGACGAAAAAGCTTATCTTGAATTAGATAAGTTACAACATCAATATGGAATATCTTTTGCTTATTATTTCAAAGAGTCCCCTCAAGAGATTACGATACGTATAATGAGACAGCCCACTCAAAAAGAGTAGGCTGAATAGCGACCCGAGCTCACCCGAAGTGCTAGCACCGATCTAAACCAAAGAATCTTTGGTCTGATGCAAATATACGCATTTCTGACTATACCACCTAATAAAAATCGGGAAAAGTAAGGACACACATCAAAAAAAGTGTCCATCAAAGGTCAAACAGAGACACATCTGACTAGAAAGGGTATCAAGTTTGAACGCCCCAATCACACACCTTGAGTTCATTTTTAGCCACGCGACAGAGTTAAACTTTGTTGTGTGGCTTTCTTTTTGTCACGGCATACGCAAAGGCAAACAAAGGGCAAAAGAAGGCATACAACACAACACGTTAAAAATCCTCTATATCAATTAGTTACACCAGAAAAATACGCGTTAATTTCGTATTTTTGTTTGGCACAAACAAACATCCAAACTAGATGAAAAAATTTATTCTTGATTTGCTCAAAACCAAATTTGAGGGGGTGAGTGAAGATGTCCTCGAAGGCATGGCTGCAAAGCTCGCAAAAACAGCCACCACGGAGGAGCAGGCGACAACCTCAGTAGAGGGGGTCACTATTCAAAAAGTCATTGAGAGTTACACAGACCGCAGGGTTACACAGTCGGTAGCAACCGCAGTGGAAAACTACAAGAAGAATAACCCTCAACCCGAACCACCGAAGCCCAACGACGCAGACGACAAGGGCAACGCACAGCAAGACGAAACACTCAAAGCGTTGCTCGACAAGTTCGCAAAGCTCGAAGGACAGATGATGCAAATGAACGCTGAGAAGGTGGAAAACGGAAGACGCCAACAGCTCAACACACTCATTGAGAAGCTGCCAAAAAGTATGCAGTCCGTGTATGGACACATCAACCTCAAGGAGATGGACGAAGAGAAGTTTGAAGCTTTCAAAGACAGCGTCAAAACAGACGTGGAAACCACACTCTCAGAACTCAAAGCCAACGGTGCTACCATCCAAAGCCCCTATCAAAACACAGGGCAAGGAAACGAAGAACTCACCGAAGCGCAAATCGCACTCATCACGCGCAGAAGTGGAAGCACGGAAGACGGCAAACAGCCATTCTAAGCACAACAACACACTAAACCACTAACCAACACAAAAACTAAACCACAATGAACGTAAGACGCAGCAAAGACAGCAAACTCCCAAAGGTGTTTGAACACAAGGTGGCAGACGTGCGCGGTGGTGTGGGTGTAGCAGTAGACGAACTCGGAGACGACTATCTCCTTGAAGGCACACCCATTTCTCGACCCGAAAACGGACTTTGCCACGTGGTCAAGACCGCAGAACTCACCGAAGCTCTCACGGCTGAAGCAACAGAAGTGAAGGTGAAAAAGTTTCACCACTTCAAAGAAGACGACTTTGTGATGCTCACCGTAGGCGCAAAAGCAGTCAAGGTGACAAAGGTGAACCGCAAAGCACAGTCGCACGACATCATCACCCTAGAAAGCGCACTCGGACAAGCCGAAAAGGGCAAACACCTTTTGCTCGCCAAGGAAGCAGCCGAAAGCAACACCTCTGAGTTGAAATACACCCCATTTGCCCTCGTAGGCACAGGCAAAAAGGTGTCGCAGGGCGACAACCTCGACACCGAAGCGTGGTACATTGGTGGAACTCGTGGTGCAAACATCCCTCCAGAGGTAGCGCAATATCTCACTGGCATCATCAACTACTAAACTAGACATCACACATCATGACAATCACTAACTCTCTCATTGCAGGGCTCACCGACAAGATGGTGCAGGCGCGTGTCAACTCCATTGACACCTCCTCATTCTATTTCGGTAAATTCTTTCCCGTGAAGCGCAAAAACGGCTTTTCGTGGAAGATGCTCCAAGACCAAATCGCGCAGCGCAACGTGGCAGCCGACATCCACACCGACAACTCCTCCATCGTTCGCAAGGCGCGTCCACGCTTTGAAATCGCCAGTGGTGACATCCCACACATCGCCATCTCTCGCGAACTCACGCG